GCGCCTTCGGCGCGTAAATAAGATTCTAACGAAAAGCGCCTTCGGCGCGTAAATAAGATTCTAACGAAAAGCGCCTTCGGCGCTTGCTTTTTTCCTTAGAACTTACTAGGAATGGCCTCCCGTGCCAGTTTAGCCTTTTTGGGCCAAGAGGACATTGCCCTTAGTGCGGACCCTCAGGTTACGTATTTCAAAGAGAAATATGAAGGCTCCAGCCTCTTTTCGTCCAGGGTCGATAAGGTTCAATTTGATAACGACGTCCTTGTACCGGGTTCTGAAAATTACATCGAGCTTCCACGGTCCGGTGATCTCATCACCGAAATGTACCTCAAAATCTTCTTCCCCCCTTCCCTTCTGAACACGTCCGTAGAGGATTCCGTCGCCACCCTTTTCATACAACACGTCGAGCTCTACATAGGCTCCACCCTTATAGAACGCATTTATGGTGAATTCATAGCTCTCAAGTACGACATAGAAGTCCCTCAGGGTAAACAGCCGGCCCTGACCAACCTCATAGGTAAGGGAACCACCGTCCCCGCTTCGAGTTACACCGTCCCTCTGCCTTTTTCTATCCTCGAAAAGGGTGTGCCCCTCTGTGCCATGAAAGAGCCCGTCACCTTCCGCATCGTCACCAACACGACCAACACCTTCACGGTCCCTCCTATAGACATCTACGACCCTGTCACCGCCTTTTTACATGTGGAATACACGTACCTGGGTCAAAAGGAACTCGAGTACATCCGCAAGACGCCTCAGATTCACATCGTGGAACAAGTCCAGTTGGCGGAGTTCGCTGCGCCCTTGGGTGCTCTGAACGTCCGGTGTAACCTTGGATTTTCCAATATTGTTAAGGAATTGTACTTTGTGGTCCAGAACGACACGGCCCAGGGCTACGACTTCACGGCGTCGACAGGTACCGAACAGATTGTGAACCTCGAACTTTTCTTTAATTCGACTGAACGCATCTCGACCGATATCGGTACTCCCCTGTTTTTAAGAGTCATCCAGGGTCTGGAGTTTCATACCCGTGTTCCCGGTTACTATTTCTACATGTACTCGTTCAGTCTGGACCCAGAGTCCAGGCGACCTTCAGGCGGTGTCAACCTTTCCCGAATTCAGAACCAAATTTTGAAACTGAATTTGAACCTAAGCGCATCATCTAGAGCCATCAGGGTCTATGCTATCAACTACAACTTTTTAGAGGTCAAGGACGGGTCTGCGACCATTCTGTTTTCTAATTTTGGTTGAAAATTCCAGAACGATGAGAACAGGCGAAGGAGACTTTGATACTTCGGCTATTCTCGAATCGGCTCTGGACATCTTCAGGCCCGTCATGGAATCGGCCACGGTCATGGCAGCTCACTACGCCCGGGCTTGTGGACGCGACATAATCTTGGCCGAGGACATGAATATGGGTATGATGTTCGCGGCTCGTTACGTCACAGGCCGTCAGATTGGTTCTTTGTTCCCAGAGATTTACGAGGAGGGGGACGAGTCACGGAGTGACTCAGACGGAAGCGACTCCGATTTTGATGGGGACGGCGACGACGAGTGCTCCGACTCCTCCGGCTGGGAAACGGTTTCTGAAACAGAATTGGTGTGGTCACGCTACCAGGGGACGGACGACGAACAGGCTCTCAAGATGAACGAGTGTGCAGACACGTGGGAATCTTGGGAACCTCAGAACCCTTCTGAGCGTGCGTTGAAAAACGCGATAGACAAACAGCGTGAAAATTAGATGACCTGGTGGGTCCAGGAAGAGTCAGAGGAGGGGTACGACCTCTCCAGGACCAGGCCCAAGTACTCGGTTCTCTTGGAAGAGGAGGACTATGAAACGGAAGAAGATCTTCCAGGGTTTGACAAGGGGCCTGAGGCCAACTACGGGGGGGACCAGGACTCTTTGGATACCTGGGACCCTTGGGAACCTTCGTATTTTTTTCTTTTAAAATAGTACAAATGGCTGACATGATTTCCGCTATCGCTCTCCAGCTCGAGTCCCAGTCCCTGAACGCCGTCGTGGGCGGCTTCGCCTTTGCCAGCGCCCTGGCCTGGTACGAGCTCGTCAAGGTTATCGTGGCGTCCGTGGTTCGCGTCAGCAAGGAGGGTCTGCGCGGCACCGCCCTGACTGCTCTGTTCACCACCCTGCTGGCCATCGTCGTGTACATGGCCATCAAGGCTCTGGCGTTCAACGTAAAGATTAACGAGCCTGCTCAGCCCGTCTATGCCGTCACCCGTGCTTAGACAAACTTGACTGGAGCTTGAGGAACTTGTGGGGCCGCGTCGCCACCTGCGGGACTGGAACGAGGACCAAACGTCCGCCATATGAAAATACCTATGAGCGTGGCTAAAACCAACAAAAACCAAGGAATTTTAAACTTCTTTGACTCTTCCTTCGGCGGCGGAGGAAGCGCCAAAGTCATGGCGTCTATGATACGCTTGAGTTCCACATCCTGGAGGGGTGGAGGCGGGGGGAGAACTCGTTCAGGGTCTGGACGGACGTGAATTCTGAGAACGAAAGCGTTGGTCTCCCAGCCCCTGAAGTTCAAGGGGGCCCCAGAGGCATCGACCCAACGCACGGTCAGGCGCTGTAGGGAAGCTATGGGTTCTGGGTAGCTTACAGAAACTTTGTAGTCTTTGTTTTCATGAAAATTCTTGATACAGGCCGAGCCCACGTCCATTATGACGGGTGCGAAGTTGCGGTTGGCGTTGCTTCCGCTCACCGTTCCTGAAGAACTCACAAGGGCCCCCGTATCCACGTGACTTGGCGTCCTGAGCTCATCAATGTCCAGAAAGATGTATTCGTTGAGGGACATGTCAACTAGGGTCGAGGACCTGAGGATGTATTTGCCGGTGTATGACGGGTCCGTGGCGGGGGCCAAAGCTCCCGTGAGCAAAGAGCCCCGGGAAAGGCCGAGCATAGTGGCGAGCTCCTTGGAATGGATGTAAATTGTGAAAGATGTGCTGGAGCTGAAAAGGAAGTGGCCCTCGTCCGGCAGGTACTCGAGGGTCAGGGTCGTGGTGGTAAGAGCCTGAGCCAACCCGTAGACCGAGTAGAACCCTGGATTCAAAGAGACGTTGGACGAGTTGACGGCAAGGACGTTGGACCCCTGTGTCAAATTATAGCACGTGTTAGGCACGCGGGCGCTGACCAGGTCGACACGTTCGATGTCCTTTATCGGCGTGGTCAGATGGAGGACGTAGCTGTTGCCTGATGGGTACAGCTGGACGTCACGGTTCTTGGAGTCTGCGAAAAGGAGATGCGTAGACATCTCTTACTATGACTTACTGAGAGTTTAGCTTGGCTTCGAGGAGCTACGCTCCGAGTCGGGGACCTAAGGTCGCGCCTCCAGAGCGGCGAGTCTCTCAGACAGCGTCTCTATGGTCTGGGCTTGCGTCTTCACGAGGGCCGAGAGCTCCTTGATTGCGGCAAAGGCAAGAGGTATGAGCTCGGTATAACGGACGCCCAACATACCATCTGACCCTTCGTAGACGGCCTCGGGTTGAACCTTGAGAACGTCTTGAGCGATCACACCTACGCGTTTAGTGGCCGTGACGTCATCAATCAGAGTGTAAATAACTGGGTTGATTTGGTCCACCTTGTCGACTGCATTGGATATGGGTTCGATGATCGTTTTGAGTCGGGCATCTGAAAGGGCGACCCAAGAAGTCGCACCGGGTGTTAGCTTTACACCGACGGTGGCTTCCGTGCCGTTGGCCGATGATACGGCGACGTCAATTTCATTATACAAGAGAGTTATTCTCGATGTGGTTAAACCGGCATTAGGAAACCTGTTAGTTCCATCATTATAGTAGTTGAACGATAAGGTCACTGAATCTCCGTACTTGGCGAAGTTCGTCCATAGGTACGCATTAGAGTTGCCACCGTTCATGATTATACGTGAATAACTAGGCATATATATGTTACCGCTTTGTACAGTGAGTAGTTCGGCCGGATTCGTCGTCCCGATGCCCACATTACCAGCCGCGTTGACAAATAAAGCCGTGGACCCGGTGGTCGTCTGAGCGCTGAACACGTTCCCTGTGCCAAACTGCCTCACGGTCAGCGCGTTCGCAGAGGCTGCATTGCCCGTAACCAGGACCTGGCTGGAGTTTATGAGCGTCGGGACCGTGCTGACGCCCTGATTGAACGGTCCGCTCATCTACTAGGGGCCAACAAATGTTTGGGGTGGGGATGCCGAGTACTGGGACTCCATAAAGTCCACGAAGTCCGCCAAAGGCAAGTTCCGTGGAGTCTATGGGTCTTGCTGACCCTAGGTGAATTTTCAAGTAAAATTAAGCAGACGGCGCCGTGGGCCAAACAATCTCGAACGGGTCGGCCTGTGTGGTGACCTCACGCAACTGAGCACGGTACTGGACCCACTCGGGCTTGTTGGGCACCTCGTAGTCGGTCACGCTGCAGGTCCAGTCACTTTCGTACAGCTTCTGGCGCTGCTGGGTGCGAACCTGGGTCCACTGGGCGTCGAGCTTCGCTTGGACTTTGGCGGGGTCTGCGGTGAGGGTCACGTTGCCTTCGGCGTCCAGGGTGGCTTTGACGGTGTCCCACGTCAGGCCTTCTGGGACGGGAAGATGGGCGGACGCTTGGGGGTTTCCGTTTTCACCGCCGAATTTGGCATAGTTTGGCGCATCCGCCTGATAGTACGTATTTACCACGAGATTCGCAAGGTGAACGATGACGTACGTGTTCATTTACTATAGTTCAGCATTAAATGCCGCGTACTGACCCGCGGTTACGTTTGTCAACATCATAGCACCGGCCTGTCCCTGCGTTCCTCCAGTACAGCCGCCGTCAATCTCAATATCTTTATTTGAACTTTTGGTTGTGTTGAGAACTGGAGAGGTGAATATTCCTAGATTGGCAACACCGTTCCAGTCAAACTGAAGAGCCGCCGTGTTGGAGAAGGTGGGTTGAGCCCTCATGGGGACGGGTAAAGAATAGTAAACAGATGCATTACCTGCACTTCGTACATAGGCTATACCCCAATTTATAGCAGATTGAATGCCTCCAGAATTAGTCGCGGCCGTAATCTGGTAATAGTACCTCTGACACAGCGCCAGTTCGGTTGCGTACGGCCGCACCTCGAACGGAGTCGCCAGAGTACCTTTCTCGAGCTGGACGCCGGTGAACTCGACGTAGTTGTTGAGGGTCGCGGGCCAATCGACGTAACCCGTCGCCGTTTCAGGGCTCGACCCCACGGCAGACCACTGGTTTGGTGTCGAAGTTGTGTTAGTCTTGACGACGCCACCGATCTGAACTTGAAATCCGTCAGTTGTACTCGCGTTATTCCAAGACGCACCGGTACCACCGGGAGGAGGGATGGTGAACTGATAGTACCTCCATTGACCCGATGCACCGACGTTGAAAGTGCCGACCCATGACTGTCCAGAACCCGCGCCCGCTCTAATCGCGTAACAATACTGACCAGTTGCAGCGGCCCTGAACCAGAACGAAAGGGTACACGGAGAACCCTGTCCTGACCCCGACCACGCCATGTCCGACCAATTAGCGTACTCCACAAATTGCATAATCGCTACATATGAATAGTTCGTAAGGGCCGTAGACGCCGTCCATCTTGTCGAGTACTTGAACCCATACTGGAAAGGAAGATCTGACGAGACGAGCTGGAGCTGGAGCTGCTGAATCGCACCGGTAGTGATGGCCGGCACCACCTTCCAGCGATCCGTTCCTACATAACCAACGGCACTTGTCCCTGCAGTCCCAGCAACACCCGAGGCTCCTCCGCGCTGGTTGAAACGCATGTCGCCGTTTATGATCTTGTTACGGAACATGAAACCCGTCCCACTCGAAACCGTTCCTGTCGAGACTACATCCCCCGCCACCTCCAAGGCCCGAGTGGGCGCCACGACACCCAGGCCGACGCGGCCGTCCGCGGTGACGTTGATGGATTCTATGGAGCCGTTGTAAATTATTTCCTGAATTTGAACATAACTGCTCGACCCGTTGGTTTGGTTGGTGACGAAACGCAAATAAGTGAAAGCCTGGGCCGAAGAGACGGGGTACGAGACGTACACGCCACTCGTCCAGGTTGTCTGATTCGACCGCTGGTCCACGAGGGTCCATGAGACGCCATCGCGACTTCCGAAGAGATAGAACTGTTTTGGGGCCGTCGTTCCGTTTGCAGCAATCTGGTACGAAGAAAGAACGATTGAAGAAGGTAGGAGAAGCTGGATCCATTCGCCTTGATATGACGTGCCGTTTACGTCCACGGTCGTGACGGGTGGAGATTTCGTATAATTTCCGGACGTGTACGAGGAGCCGTCACCCGTCCAGATACTCGCCGTGGACTTGTCAAAGCAGTGCCAAAGCGTATTCGTGCTTGTGTCGAACTCATTGGACGCACTCGCCACATAAGTTCCCTGTCCGTACCCACTCGAAAGCGCAGTTGCATAGGTAGTCATGGCGGCTGGAGGGAAGCTGAGCACGCTCCCCGAGTTCGCCCCGCTAAACTTGGTCGTCTGGATCCGACCGGGCGCGGGCGCGTTGCGCAAAAGGAGGACGGTTCCGTAGGGCGTGCCGCTTTGTGTGACGCCCTGGATCGGCTGGAGGGGGCCTGTGGGTGGGGTGAAGGTCCCGGTGTAGAGGGCGTGGCCGGAGACTATGCGGGCCGAGGCGATGTAACCGTTAAACATCTGATTTGATGCGCTTTGCCAATTTCCAATCAGAGTTAAATTAGATGCAGTATATCTAGGCGTTGTTACTCCTGACATGGAGGCAGTCGTCCCGCCGACTGTACCGTTTACAAATACACGTACGACTCCAGAAGACAACGTCGCGGCGACGTGAGTCCATGTATTCAAAGGAACGGTTCCATTTGATGAAGAACCTGTATACGGTGTACCATTCGCACCATAAACTATAAAACTCAAGCCTCCCGTTGAGGTTACATAAAAGAGGAAATCATAACCTCCAGAAGTGAGACTTGCTGCTCTGACGAAAATAGTATCCGTGCTGGCTAAGTATAGTGGAATATACACCCACGCTTCAAACGTCGCATCGGTCAACGATCCGGTCCAAACAGGCAATTGATTTCCAAAATTCACGTACGCCCCCGTCCCTCCCGGAAAGTAAAGCGACCCCTCCCCCGCAAACGGCCCGAAAGAGCTAAATGCGACCGTATTAGCCGCAGTGGCCGTGTTCGACACGACGTACGCCGGAATGTTCAGACCGCTCGACGAAAAGTCCTGCGGAACGTACCGGTCTCCAGCGATTCCAGTGAGCGCCGGAGTCGCGACCGAACTCGAAAAAGTGGTGGCGGGCGAGATCGTCAGGCTCGGTGAGGTGTCGGCGGTGCCGTAGAGAGTCCATTCGCCAAACGGCAACGAATAGTTGTTAGTACCCGATGACATGATAGCACCTATGACCATACGGAAATAGCTGAAAGTCTGAGTTGCCTGGGCCTGGAACGTCAGGGTTTGTGGGGAAGTGGTCCAAGGAACAAATACCTGGCTGCTCACAAGCGTCCAGTTCAGACCATCGTTCGATCCTAGAACAAAGAAAGTTCCGGGGTCATATTGTATGTTGGCACCGTACACGGTATAACTCGACAGCAAGATTCGTGTGGGCAGCTGGAGTTGAATCCATTCACCCTTGTATACCGTTCCCTGGACATCTGTTGTCGTGACCGGACCTGTATAATTCCCGTACGTTATTCCGGCTCCACCGGGGTAATAGTTTCCAAGTGCATAATTCCAGTTCCAAAAAGTTGAAGTATTTTTGTCGAATGCATACCACGCTGGAACCGTCGAAGAGGAATATTCAGTACTCGCCCTAGCCTTGTAAACCCCTCCGTTAATCACGGTATCGTAGCCCGTCATGGCGGCAGGGGGCCAGGGCACCACGTTCGACGTGAGCCCCACAGAGTCCATGAAAACCTTGCCGTCCCCAGCCACGCTCAGCGCAGGAGTCCCGTTGTTGTCGCCGATCTCGAGCGTCTTTTGGAGGGGCGTGGCGGGGGTGGTCGTCAGCGCCAGGTAGCTGTTGTAGATTTCGGTGTTGCTCAGGGCGCGGTTGTAGACGGCGAAGGTGTTCATGGTTCCGTTCAAACACCGTAAAACCTGAGAAACTGGGGAAGTTGAGTTGGTCCCGTTCAAATCGCCACCGACACGGCAAACGGCAAGAGTTCTATCCGATGGAGACGAAAATGAGGCCGAAGCAACCTGAACACCGTTGACCCATAAGGTCATGAGCTGAGCCACGGGGTCATATCGAGCAGCCCCGATAAATGTGGTATTTTGGCCATAAATAGAGGATGTCGTTCCCGCGCCTGTTCCGGTCGCGCTTCCGGCGGGGTACAAGTAAAAGTACAAATTCTGAGAATCGTGCCAAGCGGCTATACTCGAACACGTTGTCGTATTAATATTATTGTTTCCAAACTCGAATATACGTTCGAAAGATCCGACAGTGCCAGTACTCTTAAATTTGAACACGGCCGTGAAACCCTGAGACGCGAGATTGAATGTTTGAGGTCCATACTCGATGTATTGCTTGAGCCCGCGGTCGAAGGTCAAGGCACCCGACTGGATCGTGGGGCTGTTTTGGCCGGCGCGCAAGAGGAACTGGGTCGCGCCCGTGGCTGAAGGACTCAGAGGGGCTGATGGGACTGTGAATGTCGCGTAGGAGGACGTGGAGCCCGTGTAGAGGGGCGTGCCGGTGGTGAGGCGGACGTCGGCTATGTAAACCGTCGGATTGGCGCCGCCACCGGAACCTAAACTTAGAGGTGCTGAAGTGGTTGCGGGCGTTCCTTGGACAGACTCATAATACGCAGCAGCTTGGAGCGTGCCGTTGCGATTGGCAACGATCTGAGACTGAACACCGTTGATGAAAATAAAAATTTGGCCAGAGGTCGAACACGTCATGGCGATGTGATTCCAGGTGTTTGCACTCAAGGGGGTCTGAGCGATGACGCTTTGAAGCGTAGAGTTGTTATAATAGTAGAACGTCGTGTAGCCCGTGACGTTTGAGCCGAAAGACCAATACACCGAACCACCCGAAGTCATCATTCCAAACGTGTACGGAATTTGGGTCGCTGTTGGAGTGGTCGCGTTCGTTCCCACGCCACCGCTAAACGTCGGGTAATTGACCCAGGCCTCAACGGTCATACCCGTCGTCGACCACTGGATCGTCGTGTTTGAATACACAGCCGTATTCTGAAGGTAATTGCCCGAAACGCCGTTTAGGTAAATAGACCCCTCCTTGTACAGGTCCGCGAAGGGGCTCTGCGTGACGGCAGGCACGGAGCCGGTCGCCGTGACGCCCAGGGAGTTGATGCCCGACTCCACGATCGCATAAGACCCCGGGTTCTGGTTGGCCGGATTCACCAGAGAGCCCGAGGCGTAGATCATCGCGTCAGACGGCAAAGCATGAGCCCTGAGCCCGTCCAGGGACTGGAACTGGCCCGTGGAGACTGGGGCCGCTGAGATGAGCGAGGTCATCTCGGGTCCGTTAATAGGAGCAGAGACTTTTAGTCTCGCCCGGCGGGACGCTCCGCGTCCCTTGGACGGAGGTTTTTTAGTCGTCGTCTGGATCCACATAAGCATCTGGGCGTCCAGCGACGGGTTGGGCCGGTGCCACGAGACCCGTGGGGCCGTTAGGATCCGTTCCTTCCTTTATGAATTTTATGGGTTTCTTCAAGCCACAAATAGCCTCTTCAGGGGTGATGACCTGTCGTTGGTCGTGCGGTGGCCAGTCCTTTGCCTTGGGGAAGAACTTTGCGGCCCGTCGATCAAATTCGTCGGGATCCATTACCTTAAGAGACGGCCACGTTTTTAACAGCGCTGGCAAGCAAGAAAACTTCGTGCCGCCTGTGTTCAATATTTTTCAGATAATTTGCGAGAGCATCACGTACGGCTATGTAATAGTACGAGAGGGGCTCTATGGTCCCTTTCCAGTGACGGTCCTTGAGGGCCACACCCGCAACCATTGATACCCACCCCTCGAACTCTTCATACTTTTGCCATCCCGAGAGTTCCAGGAAGGGCCAGAGACGCTCATGAAGCAAGAGGAGCATCAAAATGGTCAGGTTGTGGATGGTTATTGACGTGATTTGCCCTTGGCGCTTGATGTAGATGTTATCCGGGTAGAGTTCCAGGTTTTTCAGGACGATACACTTGTTTTCGGGGACGCTGAAGATTTGCTGGATGATGTTATTGATCCAGACTCTCTTGAACGCGTCAGCCTCTGGGCCCTTCACGTGACTCAGGTCCATATCGTCAAAGTCGTGGATGACAACGCCCTTCAGGAACGTCGGTGGTGCCCTGAGATATTTGGAGTCTGCTGGGCGTCCACATTGGTTTCGCCGTCCCACGTGACGCTCGTAGGCTGTCGTGCCGGCACGTTCCTTCGAAAAGTCCCGTCCGCAATGTTCACACACGAGGTTCTTGGTCGACCTGGGGCGTCCCATCCTGTCATGGCCTGAGAAAAGTTTGTAGAAGTTTCGTCCGCCTGGGGTCTCCCGACCACTATGGCCTACTACAATAATGTATTTTTAAAATTGTTTTTTCCTAGTACCCTCAATTGACCGTCTTGGGGTTCTTGAAATTTCTACAAATTATAGGGGGTCATGAAAGCCCTCAAGCCTCCATAAAGTCGGTAAAGTCCCTGCGAAGCAGAAGTTTTACCGAGTCTATGAATTTCCATCTAAAAATCAAACCTGACTGAGCAGGTTGTCGACCCGTGAGCCAGTCACTGGGGCCTGAACCACGACCGTGGGATCCACCGGCCACTCGACCTGCGTGGGGTCCGTCACAGAGTCGGGCAAGTCCCTGAGTTCCTGGCGGTACGCGAACCAGGCGTCCTTCTTAGCCTGACTGAGGTGCGCGTCAGCCAGGGCGACCCAGTCAGAGGCCTGGAGGAGGGCGTTGCGGCGGGAGCGGAGGTCGGCCCATGCTTGGGCGGTCTTGGCGGCGAGTTTGGCATCGTCTGCGACCAACGTGACCTCCTCGCCGTCCTGAACGCCCTTCACGGTGTCCCAACTTAGACCATCTGGAACGGGCAGGCGAATACCAGGGGTCACGGGAACTATGGGCGAGTCTGAAAAGTACCAGTCAGAGACGGCCAGGGTGTTGGAGTCGAGGATGACGATGACTTGGCTCATTACTAGTAGAAACCTAGAAGTTTCTACAGCTCCGCACTGAATCCCAAGAAAGCACTAGTAGTGTTATTTGCTTCGGCGACAGTTGCGTAACCGGCCGTGCCACCGGTGCCAGTCCACGCAATCTGAATCTGGTTAGTAGTCCCCGTCCACAAACTCATAGAAGTAGGTGTGAAATTTGCGGCCGATGCTAGAATAAACGTGCTCGGTGCCGAGTTTGATGATAGAGTCGGATTCGTTCTCATAGGAACTATTAGAGGTGTCGTGGTGTAAGCACCAATGGTGCTTTGCATGAATCCTATTCCAAACGATTGGTAACTTCCACCACCGGAAGTGCAATTAAATTGCTGATAATACCTCTGACACAGCGCCAGTTCGGTCGCGTACGGCCGGAACTCGAACGGCGTGGCGACCGTGCCCTTCTCGAGCTGGACGCCGGTCAATTGAACGTAGTTTCCGGCGTTTTGAATCCACGGGTAACAGTTTGTGGCTGTGCGTACGGAAGTGCTGCCCCATGCGTTCGGTGTGCTCGTCTGAAGATTGGTCGGAGCGACTCCAAACATGGTGAGATCCACGCCCCTTGAATTGTCTCTACTCCAACTAGACCCATTTGGTGGAGGTGGAATTGTGAACGTGACGTACTGCCACGTATTCGTCGTGTTGTAAGTGAACGTCGCCACGTAATACACACTGGACGACAGCATGGCGGGCATGACGCTTCCGGAGGGGACGTTCGATTTGAACCAGAAACTCAGGGTAACGGGGCTACCGAACGAAGTACCCCAATTCCAGTCTGCAATATTGTAACCCTCGATAGGATGGAATATCTGGGGATACGAACCGGTCAAAACGGATGGCTGAAGACCGTTCGTACATGTGTACGTAATCGAGTTTGAAAACCCGAGCTGGTACGGCGTGTCCGACGCCGTCAGGGCGTTTACCGTGTATGTGAATCCCGGAGTTCCGGAAGAAACTCCCGGAAACTGACACAGGAAGCGGTCTGCTAAGTATGAAGCTGTTGATAACGTTAGACTCGTCCCCCTCTGCGCGATCCTCATGTCGCCGTTGATGATGCGATTCCTGAAGGAGCCCATGCCCGCGCCTCCACTGATCGTACCGCCCACGACCAAGTCGCCGGCAACCTCGAGGGAGCGCTGGGGGTTGGCGATGCCGACGCCGACCTTGCTGTCGTTGGTGATGCACAGGGACTCTTCGGTGCCGTTGAGGGTCCATGTATTAACGTTTGTAGCACTACTCGAACCCTGGTATGGTATAACGTTCACGACCATTCTGTAATAGTTGTACGCCTGTGTGGCACTCACAGTAAAGGTCTGGACGCTTCCACCACTCAAACCAGTTCTAGAATCCACGAGAGTCCAGTTGGTTCCATCACGACTTCCCAAAATATAAAACGTCGAAGGAGCCGAGTTACCAGGTCCGTACAGCACATAACTCGAAAGAATAATTGAAACTGGAAATTGAATTTGAATCCATTCTCCAGCGTAGGAATTGCCCAATGTGTCTACAGTTCTCACCGAACCCGTATATGCCTGGGGATTTGTGAGTGCGTATACACCCGCAGTCGAAGCCCATGCAGTCGAGTTATTACCGTCAAGGGCGAGCCAAGCCTGAGTGGAAGATCCGGAATACTCCGTACTCGCACTCACCACATACTTACCCTGCCCATAAGTCACCGCGGTATTACCCGTCGTATCAAGGAGGTACGAAGACATGGGCGCCGGGGGGTACGACTGGATTGTACGCGTGGCACCGAGACTCGTGGAGTTCAAGCCACGGCCCTGAATCTCGAGAGTCGTGCCTGGCTGTTGGGCCAGTGATTTGAGGAGCAAAAGAGTGTTGGAATCGGTTGTGAAGGGGGCCGTCGGGACCGTGTAGCTCGAACCAGTGTAGCGAGCAACATTAGAAACGCGGAGGTCGGCGAGGTTGCCTGTGATTTGGCCACGCGAGAAGGTTCCGCCGATCTGGGTGCTATAGTCGGTCACGAATGAAGGGGCAGACGCAGGGGTCAATGGGACCGCACGGCCACCGGCGCCGAGCCAAACTGTCGAACCGTCGTACGAGGCCACAACGTGGGTCCAGGTGTTGACGGGAGCCGAGGGGCCGGTCGTGACGAGGCCCGTCGTGTTGTATTTGATGAGGAAGGCGTCCGTACCACCCGCCGAAATAGGCAAAGTGTATGAAGAGGCTGATGCGGTCGTGTCGAGGTTGCGGAGGGTCACTGCGCTTGTGGTTTGATAGTAACCGGCGACGTAGAGGTTGCCGCCAGCATCAACTGTAATCGAAATACCAGCGTCATTTGAACTTCCGTTGATGTATGAATACGCCACGACGCTACCAGATGAGTTGTACTTGATGATGAAGGCGTCTGATATTGTTGAAATTGGAAGCGAATAAGATGACGTCGATGCAGTTGTGTCCAGATTACGGAGGGTCACGGTCGCTCCTGTGCTTGAATAGTACCCGGTAAGGTACAAATTGCCCGATGAATCAACGGCGAGTGAAAACCCCTGATCAGTAGATGCGCTGTTAAAATAAGTGTAAGCCACTACACTCCCCGATGAGTTGTATTTAACGAGGAACATGTCAAGACTTTGTGAAATAGGAAGCGAGTACGAGGAAGTCGAGGCGGTCGCGTCTATATTGCGGAGGGTCAAAGAAGAACTGTTATAGGAACCTGTAAAATATACATTGCCCGAAGAGTCAACTACGATAGAATTTCCTTGATCATTCCCAATACTTCCGTTAATGTACGAATACGCCACGACACTTCCAGCCGCACTGTACTTGACAATGAAAGCATCCGAGCCGGCCGAAATGGGTAGAGAATAAGAAGAAGTCGATGCGGTCGTGTCGAGGTTACGCAGGGTCACGGTCGAGGAACTGGCGTACTGCCCGGCAACATACACGTTCCCGCTCGCGTCTACGGCAATCGACTGACCCGCATCAGAAGCTGTCCCGTTAATATACGAGTAAGCTACAACACTCCCAGATGAATTGTACTTGATGATGAAGGCGTCGGCTGCCGCCCCACCTGTAACTATAGGTAAAGAGTATGAAGATGCTGAAGCGGTGGCGTCCAAGTTGCGGATGGTGACCGTCCCAGTGCTGAAGTAGAATCCGGTGACGTACAAGTTTCCTGATGAATCGACAGTGAGAGATAGACCGCCATCAGTTGACGTTCCGTTAATGTACGAATACGCCACGACACTTCCCGAAGAGTTGTACTTGACTATGAATACGTCAACACCAGATGAAGCGGGCAAGGAATAAGCCGAGGTAGAAGCGGTCGTGTCGAGGTTGCGAAGAGTTAAGGTTCCACTTGTGTTAGCATAACGACCTGTAACATAAATGTTTCCAGATGAATCTACAGTGATGGAGTTTCCATAATCAGTAGACGTTATCCCATTAATGTACGAATACGCCACGACGCTTCCAGCCGCGTTGTACTTGACGATGAATGCATCCGAGTTGCCCGAAGAAATTGGCAGAGAGTAGGCCGAGGCCGTGCCATCCATGTTACGAAGGGTCACGGTCGAGGAACTGGCGTACTGCCCGGCAACATACACGTTCCCGCTCGCGTCTACGGCGACCGAATTGCCCTGATCGGCCCCGTCCCCAGCCAAGTACGCCGCCCCGCGGACCTCACCGGCCGTCGCCTTCGAGTCGAAAAACACGTTCGAGGTCGAGTTGATTCCGAGGGACCAGTCGTAGCCCGTGGACGTGTTGGAGCGCGAGACGATGTTGGCCGTCGCCGTCGTCGGGTAGACCCACCCCTCAATAGTCCACGCGTTCGCCCAAAGGTTGGTGGTCAGAGCACTGCTCGCCGCATTGCCGTAATCGATGTAGCCCGTGCCGTCGAACCGGATCGAGTCGAAAGTAGAGTACGAAGAGTACGGGCCCGCGGTGTTACTTGTAACACCACCGACGACCACGGGCTCGGCGCCATAAGCAGGAGTCTGTGCGGAAAGGACCGGAACGTCGAAGAAGGACGGGTACGTGGGGAGAGGGTACTGGGACTCGAGTTGCCAGGCGACGGTCGCGCCGGCGGGGACGGGCCCGAGGTTGGGGTTGGGTGTGAAGTTGCCCGACGAATAGACGTTGCCGAGACTTGGTGAGCCCGAAGTACCAAAGACGAGGCGGGCCTTGGCGATGGCGAAATTGGGGCCTTGGCCGCTGTAATACTGACCAACTGTAAGAGGGCAACCTGAAGTGATCACGATAGACGGAGGAACACTTGGCGCGACGGTTCCATTGCCCCCCGCCGGTGTATAATTTTGACCTGTTCCGGAAAGAGTTACGAATGTACCATTAATGGCCATATACACGTTGGAACCATTTGACTGAACCATAAGGTGATTCCATGTTCCGGTTGTAATTGCGCTTGAGGACACTAGGGCTTGACCTCCGCCTCCAGAATTCCAATAAAACGAGACTTGACCCGAGGTTGTGGGTCCAAGTGCATAATCTAAAGATGTTGCGGATACTGTGGGAGACATGCGCCCCATCATAAACGGATAACTCGCTACGTTGAACAGGTTCGAATTAGCAAGGGACGCATAATTGACCCAAGCCTCCAAACAGAACCCGTTGGTCTTCCAGTTTGTGTCGTAGGCCGTGTTGACCGCGCTGTAATAAGACCCCACCGTCCCCGGCAAGGTCAAGCAAGGTCCATAGGGCGAGGTCGAGGCGCCCGGGAAGTACTGGTTGTTCAGGCTCATGAGCAGGGTAGGAGGTCCGGTTAT